ATGGAAACTTATGATATATATTTTAAAGAAGGTAATGATTTTGCTAATAAAGGATTTTCATTGAAAGATAAGGCTAAGGCCATTAGAATGGCGGAAGATATGTTGGCTGAACGCAAAGGATATGTGAAGGATTTTGTTGGAGGAACTATTTCCGTAATGTGTAAAGAAACGAAAGAGGAAGTTTGGTCCAAGCCGATAGAGGAGGTTTAATGCAATTTTTACATCTTTTTTTGCCCTGCCAATCATAGAGTTGTGAAATACAGTGCTGTAATTGAAATGGTACGTAGCCGTTAATAGCAGCAACCCTTGGTTGTATTTGTGGTGGATTTGTTATTGGCGGACATGAATATTTCTTTCTCTTCTAGGATATTCGGTATATTTCTCCTTTCATGCTTTTGCCGGACTGATATAGATAATGCCGGGTAGCACTTGATAGGACGATGATTGTTCTTTTACTAAGATGCTTCAGTATGACTTTTTTCCGATCCTATCCATTCTTGACATATAGTTGTTATTCATAGCTAAATACACCGTATTCCCAATGAAGCTTTCTGTGGGGATCCCTTTGGTGTTCGTGTAACTATTGTGACTGTTATTATGCCGATGGGGTATAGTATTGATACAACAATGATTTTTCATAATAACTTTTAACTTATGATTTAGATAGCTCCGACTTGTCACAAATTGGGGTTATCCGCTTGTTATGCTATTAAACTTGGTCAGCTATCAGCTATTGGTTAACAATTTCACGCAACAGTAACTCTTTGGAGTAAAAGTGGCAAATAAATTTTTTGTTCACATGAAAAAAAACTTTCCCAAAAGCTTTGTATTATTGATTTTCTATGTATCTTTGCATCGTTATTATTTCTCGGGGTATTAGCTCATCTGGCTAGAGCGTTAGACTGGCAGTCTAAAGGTGGCGAGTTCGAGTCTCGCATGCTCCACTTTACAAACCTCTCTGTTTCAGAGGGGTTTGTGCTTTCTTAAGCTTCTCCAGTTTTCGTTTTTGGATAAAAAAAAGACAGTTTGTGCCACTTTTGGCAAAAAGAACTTGTCTAAAACGAATCCAGAACAATTATGACAACTCTTAAAGCTGCCGTTGTTCCGGCCAAGGTGCTGAAAAACGGCAAACACAGAATTCGTATAGCAATTGGTCATAAACAGGAAACAAGATACATCGTTACCCGATTTGAAATAGATAATACTGCTAATTTTAAGGGAGGGCAGGTGGTAGGTGTTCCTGATGCTGCACATGTCAATGCTAAATTACGTGGAATACTTAATTCATATCAGGATGCCTTGGATAAAATAAACACATCATCCTATACTTGTACCCAACTTGTCGAATACTTGTCCTCGGTAAAGCAGGGAGCTATCTCTTATAGTGTTGCTTCGGCTGACTATATGCAGAATTTGATTAAAGAGGGGAGAAGGACCACTGCTTCCTTATATCAAAGGGCGAGTGATTACTTCATTGAGTTTGTCAAATATGATATAATGCTTGATGGAATTACTCCCCGGACCATAAAGGACTTTGACATTTATCTAAAGAATGTCCGAAGGCTGGCTCCTGTTACTTGTGGTATGCACATGGCACATTTGAAGGCAATAATCAATCAAGCAATAAGGGATAAAAAAGTATCATATGACACGCATCCTTTTGAATATTATGAAAGACCGGCAGGAATGCCTAAAGAGCGTGATATCTCGGTAGCTGACGTAAAGAAGATAAGGGATGCGGAGATAAAAGAGAAGTCTCAGCGTGTTGCCAGGGATGTGTTCATGCTTTCGTATTATCTAGGAGGTATCAATCTGATGGACTTGATGCAATACAATTTCAAAGATGCGAAAATTATGGAATATGTACGTGAAAAATCAAAAAACACAAAGAAAGGTGATATGAAGATTAGCTTCACTATTCCTGAGGAAGCAAAACCGATTATCAAAAGATGGATGGGGCGTAATGGAAAGCTTGATTTTGGTTATAAATACTCTTATCCTAATTTTCGTAACTATGTAACAAAAGAAATTATAAGGCTAGGGGAGAGGCTGGAGATAGAATCGCATGTCGTATATTATTCAGCTCGTAAATCCTTTGTCCAACATGGTTTTGAGCTGGGCATACCATTGGAAACTTTGGAGTATTGTATAGGCCAAAGCATGAAATCTAACAGACCGATCTTTAATTATGTCAGAATTATGAGAAAACATGCTGATGAAGCCATAAGAAAGATTTTAGATAATCTAAAGTGAGGATTTAAGAACTAGAGCGATTGCTTCGGCAGTCGCTTCCTCTTTTTCTTTGTCTATCTCTGAGTTTAGCCGTTCTATCAAGTCCATACTCCCTGTGACAATCGTTTTTGTGCCCTCAGAGGAAGAAATTGTAAGTTCATAGTGTCCATATCCTATAAACTTTTTGGATAGCTGATAAGTGGTTGGGGGGGGGAATTTTGACATATGAGAATTGCGTTAGCAGCAGAAAAAGAAAACGGTTCCGCTTTCCCGTTGCGTTACATTCCGTAGTCGAAACAGTGGATACATTAATATTCCACACGGGGGTCAGAACCGTATATGAAGAAGCAACAGGCAATAGTATCGTCTGTTGCTTAAATGCGAGACAACACGCCTCGACTACTTCAAAATGTAACGCAATGCAAAGATGGGTATTTTATATGACTTTACAAAAAACAAAATGGGAAAATTCAAGTAAGCAATATGGATGAGAGATTATAAAAGGGTAGGGAAGGCAGCTTATTAGGCTGCCTTAGTTTTTTTCTTTTGGAACTCATTATATCCTAAACTGCCCAAAATACATATTATGATTTTATGAGAGGATAAAAATATTCTAGTTCAGTTTAAACTGAATAATCCCTGTTTTTTCACTTTTAACTCCTTAATAATGTATTATAGTGTATATACTACATAGAGCAGTTTTGATTTATTCAATTATTTTAATACATTCGCACTTATTAAAACAATTATTAAAAAGTGTAATATGAAGAAAAAAATGTATTTCGTTTTGATGGCATTATTGCTGTCGTTTACTTTTAATTCCTGTTCTTCCGATTCACCGGAAGAAGTTCTTCCTGAAAAAGAAGAACCGGAAGTTCCTCCCGAAAAATATGAAGATGATGTTGTTAATCCTGATTATGTACCTATAGATTGGGAGAAAACAAATTTACATGAGATAGATGAAGAGAATGGAAGATATTCATTTGATGCTTCGTCTGAAACTGAAAACTTAAAACCGGGCTCGATACTTACAATTGATGCTGATACGGCAAGTTATATTGTTATTGTAAAGAAGTTAAAACGTGATAATGGTAAAATAAGTATAGAAGCTAGAAAGGGTGATTTATGCGATATATTCGCCAACACAGAATTTACGTTATCAACCGGAGGAGAATCTGCAAGGAATTCAAGCAAAAATGTAATGCTTCCTCAAAAAATATCTTTCTTGGACATAGATGGAGAATGGAAGGAATATGATTTTATGAATTCAAGCTCTCCTTCGCATTTGACGGGTAATTTGTGGAAATGGAACAATGATGAACTTGAAGGTCGTGTTTTATATGATCATCCAAAGTTTAAAATTTATCTGGAAAAATCTGATTTTCATATTGATATTGATTTAAACATGACCTTAAGTTTTAGTGGGCGAACACTTCAAGAAGTGAAAGATGATATAGAAAAACAATACAGGAGCAAAGCCTTGTCTATTGCTGCAAATATAGAAGGGCGTTTTGAAACAAATCAGCAGCTCAGACTTGATGCATGGCATCAATATACATGTGATAATGATGAACGTATAAAAGAATTGAGTAAATATCTACCTAAAATTAGAGTTGTTTTTTCTGTATTTGGAGTACCTGTTGAAGTATCATTAAATGCAGATGTATATCGTGCGGTTTCGTTTAGTTTAGATGGTGAAATCAGTGCTTATATGGGATTCACTGACAAAGCCAGTGGTACACTAGGCTTTAAGTGGAATCAATCTGATGATAGACTTGGCCCTGTTAAAGACTTTAAAAATGAACTTAGTGTAACTTATCCGACAATGAAAGGGAAAGGGGATATGAATGGGAAGGTATGGCTATACCCACGTATAAGAGTTATCTTATATGAATTATTAGGGCCGTCCTTTGATATCAGACCCTATATGCGGACGAGTATCCATGGAGGGTTTTATGAAGAATTATTGTCTTCTTCAAAAGATTTTTGTGCATGGGATCTTTCTAATTATGTAGGATTAGATGCTAGGGCTGGATTAAGCTTAATGTTTGTAGGACACGAAGTCAAGAATATTTCAACAGGTGATATGAACGTATTTGATAAATGTATTTATCATTCTCCTTATGATATTCGTTACGTGTCTTCTACGTCAAAATCTGTGCAAAAAAATGTTCCTAATACCGTAAAGTTTGAAGTTTATGATATGGATTCAATTCTCAATAAAAGTATTCCTACTATCCTTCGTCAGATTGTTAAATTTGAAGGAAAAGGGGAACTTTCTTCAAAATATGGCATAGTTGATCATGGGCAGGTATCTGTGGAATGGATTCCCACTTCTTTTAAAGATACATTATATGCAAGACTTTATAATGTGGATGGTAAAATAATGAAAGAAGCGAAATTTTATGGAGATACACAAATCAATGTTATGACAGAAAATGCTTCTGTTGAAAAGACTGATGTTATATGTTTTGGTAAATTGGAGGGTATGGATGATTTTTCAGAAGTGGAATACGGTATTAAAATAAATGAAAACCATGTAACATCTCATAATATCAATAATTCGATATATTCTGTAGAATTATCAGATCTTTCCGAAGGTAAATACAATTATTGTGCTTATGCAAAGATTGGAACAGAAATATATTATGGAGATATTAAGACATTTACAATAGAAAAAAATCAATACTTAAGTTTGGAGGAGTTTTATAACAGCACTAATGGAGATAACTGGATTAATAATAAAGGATGGCTTAAAGAGGCTGATTTATTAGATTGGTACGGAATTGAAAATGAACAAGGGTCTGTAAGATTATCCTTAGAAGCAAATAATTTAAGTGGTGATGCTATACTTAGGAATTGTGATTATGTTACTTCCTTATTTTTAGGGGATAATCCTATTAGCTCATTAACATTAGAAAATTGTTATTGGAAGGTAAGACTACCACAGAACGGGGATAATCCTATTAGCTCATCATATGGCGGACTTCAAGTAGGGCTACCCGGGAATGGAGAAAACATAAATATGGTTTCTTGTAAAGGTGGTACTTATCTTTATGCCAAAAACGGGAAAATTGGGAATTTGGATGTATCTTTTTTGCGTGGTGGCTTAACTATTCAAAGAGACATAAGTGGGCAGGATGAAAGAAACGTAGAAATTGGTTATATAAATTATTCTAATTCATATGATCCTGAATGGAGCCATAATATTATACATGGAGTAAATACTATAGTGAATGAAATTAATATTAGTGATTGTCCAGGGATCAGTGTCTACATTCCAAAGATAAAAAAAATAAAGATTAAAAATATCAGTCGTCCTTTAAGCAATGCTATTAGTGGTATTGATGTTGGCGTATATGACTATCGTGGTGATGGGCATATAGGAACTGTACATGTTGATCAGTGTGGAAAACCTTTAGGTGATCTTTCCTTTTTTCATAGGGTTGATATTCTTGATATTACTAATGTTGATGGTTTCTCGGAGCAATATGATTATAGCTTGAATCTTATTTTTGAGAAGGGGGTGAAAGAAGTTAATGTCTCAAATGTTAGCGTTAAGCATTTTAGTGCTTGGACTCCGAATGTAACTCCTATAAATATAAGTAACAGTAAAATGTATATATCCGCTGGTAGCATATATAATGGAGTGGACACGGCAGACAATATATATCACATAAAAGATTGTATAATAATCTATGATGCATGGAATATGGAAGAGTCGATGCATATTTCTTCTTTCACAGGAACAGAAAGACAACTTAGTGATTATATTTGGTCATTGAAGGAATGATTTAATAATACAATTGATCTGTGAATAATTCGTGGTATATCATACTTGCTATATAGATTGTGATTTGGCAACTTATTAATTATATAAGCTCAATGAAAATTTTATCTCATTTTATGGAACTATATCAGAAGCAAAAAAAATGCTTACATATATATCGAAGTATAAATATATATATAAAGTTAGGAATTTGTTGGGGATGTTTGTTATTAACTTCATGCAACAACAAATCAAACTATAAAAATTCAAATGAAGTTATTTCAATAGCTGAGAAAGTAGATACTGTTGTTTATGACATGATTCAAAAAGTGGAAGAACAAAACGCTTCGTCTTCATGGTTTTGGTATAGATATAAAATTAATGGAAAATGTGGAGCATTAAATGAAGACAAGGAGATTATTATTCCTGCACTTTATGAAAGTATATGTTATGGTATATTCCCCAACTTATTCACGGTTGTCACTGATAAAAAAATATGGGGGGCTTATACAAAAGAAGGTATGGAATTAATACCAACATCAAGGGGATATACTGGTATGATAAGAGAAGAACTTTCAAATGAAAGGTTTTATTATTGTGTAGCAAAAGGAGAATATTACGGTGCTTGCGATGAAGATGGGAATGAATTTATAGAACCTCTATACTCCTATATAACATATACAGATAAGGGAAACGATGAAAATGATATTGATTATAGCTCCTTTGGCGTAAAAGATGAAAAAGAAGAAAAATTTCTTTATATGTATATGAATGAAATTAATAAAGTTGTCCGTTTTCCTACTCCTATATGGAGAAAAAAATATATCTGTAAAAAATATTATAGCAAGAGTGAAAATCGATGGATTAATTCAGATGAAATAAGTTACGATGTATCAAAATATGACAATCATTTAATTATAGGATTATTTAGATACGATTGTAATTCGAAAAGAAATGGTTATTCTTGCTATGAACGAAAAAATGATGATGGATATTTTTACATTAAAGAAAATGATAATCTGATTTTTGAAACAGAAAATTCTATATATGAATTTATTGAAAGGATGCAAGTTTCATCCAATCAATCTTTGGAACAATCAGCTTCTGTAAGTTCTAATAACCAAAATCAAAATAATTTTTCAAATAACGTACCTTATGTTACATCAGATAAGAATCAGAATGACTCATATGATAATAAGGTAAACACATATCAACCTGATTGTCCGCATTGTCATGGATTTGGTAAATGTTGGACATGCAATGGTAGGAAGCTTGTTTTAAACCCCCTTACAAATGAATACATGAAGTGTCCTAATTGTACTGATGGTATTTGTAGTTATTGTGATGGTACAAGGAAAAAACAATAATAGTAGTAAAAATAATAACGACACTAGCTGCATTTTTTTCTAGTTGCAGCTAATGTCGTTATTGTATGAAGGTACAATATGTACTTCTGAAAAAATCCATTTTCCAATTAGGTATATAATTTAATTAGGAAATTGTATTTTTTGCTATATAAATTTCGATAAAAATTGTATTTCGAGAAATTTCCCCGACTCATCACGAGCTGGGGCAGTCCAATTTATAAATTTAAAGTCTTATGATGAAGATTGTCTATTGCGCCAATGCTTTACTATCAGCATAACGACAATCAAAACGGTTACACAAACACAGGCAAAACCGATTTGTTCAGGCAGCGTGGATTCTTTTTTCTCTTTTATGGTTTCTGACCGGTTTTCTTCACGGGTATTGGAAGTGGTTTCCTTGTCAGCTTTCACTTCCGTACTGTCTTTGATTGCAGTTTCCTTCCTTTTATTCTTGCTGAAATCACCTTCCACATGACCGTCTGCCAATAACGGAGGTTTCCCGGTCAGGCTATCGGGCGGTTTTCGGGTATCATAGATACAGAAATCAATCACATAGTTACTATTAGTAGTAATGAGTTCGCTCAAAGAGGTACTTGATCCGTGTACGATGTTGACAGATTCACTGGCGCTATCTTTGCTGATTACTTCTACATCGGACTTGACAGCCTTATGCGAGCTGCCACATGATCCGAACAACAGGAACAAACACATGAAAGGAGCCAGCAATATATGTCGGCTTACCCAGTTCATAACTCTAACCAACATAGTCTACAACTTAAGAACTTGCATCCTGTTATTTCCGTCAACCCGATAACTGACGTGCACCCAAGCGAAGTTAGACTCGTCAATCAACTGGTCATAGGGCAGGTTCTTTCGGATATACTCAAACAACAGCTTGTTTTGCTGTCTGTCTCCAGTGTCAATATCAGCAGCTTCCCCCTTCATGTGCTGCGAGGTCTTGCTTCCCTTGCTTCCCTTGACGGCCGCATTAAGTTCCGGACAGCGATAGCCACTGTTTACTGTTATTGGCTTTCCCCACCATGTGCGTAACGGATCAAGCACATTATCTACCAAGGCAGTCAGAGCAGTCACATGCTCCTGTCTGCATCTGTTGTTGATACCCAAGCGGTCAGCAGTCGTTGACTTGCAGAGTTCCGCAATCGTAAAAAACTTCATTTCTTATCCTCCTTTTTGTTTTTTCATAAAAAGAATATAGCTATATTTGCACAAAAACATAGCATGTTTTTTTCATGTAATAGAACTGAGTTTACCGGTCTGGCGAGGCCGGTTTTTCATTATTCCTACTGATTGCCCCCTGTCCCTCATCAAACAGTATCTGAGCCACCATCCTGGCAATATCATCCTTGTTCTCGATGATCACACTCATTGTCTTTTCTGCTTTGCGCAACTCCGCTTTCTCCCACGATTTTTCGCGTACCGATTTAAACTCACAGAAAATGCAGTAACCCGTCCAAATCATTGAAAAAACAGGGAAGGGGATAACTACGCAGCATAACAGGTCAATGAAGCACAATTCTATGAACGGGGTGAAATACTTCTTCGCCTTGATGGCTGTTTTCTTATACCCCGTGGATGTTCTTGCCTCCCCGCGTTGTTTGGCCTTCATTATTCCTGAGACCAGATCCACGAACATTGCGCCGATAGTGGCTGCGATACACAAGGCTATCAGTACAATGTGTATCATCATGTGCTCGTTGATAAAATTGTAAATTACGTCTTTCATTACTTTGTCTTGATTATAAAATATATTGTTCCAAAGATATGTCTATTTACTTGCGTCATTGTTGCAGAATTACTTAAATCCATTGCCACGATATGACAATAAAAAAAGAGCCCGATGACAATATTTATTGCCATCAAGCTCCTGGTTATACTGCAAAGATAGTGAAAACTATTCCATATTCAATCCATATTGAAAAAAATAATCAGGAGCAATATTTCGATTATCCGAAGAATTTAAAGAGTCACAATATTAATAGAAAACAAATAGGACTCATGAAATCTACCGGTTGTCTATAAAATCAGATGTTTTTAAGCCTTTATCGGGAAACATCTTTACTTTTTTCCTTTTCCTTTGAACGCTTTTCAAGTCACGCACAATGGTGCTGGAAAGTACCTCCGAATAAATCTGTGTGGTCTTTACGGAAGTATGTCCGAGCAGCTTTTGGACTGTTGTAATCGCAACTCCCTGATGAACCAGCAGGGTGGCACAGGTATGACGGCTCACATGGTAGGTTATCCGCTTTTTGATACCACACAATCCGGCCAGCTTTCGAAGCTGCTTATTCACTTCCGAGTTACAGGGTAGGGATACAAGACTACCTATATCCGGATAACGGTCAAGAATGCCCAATGCCCTGCTTTCAAACAGCAGATGTAACGGCAGACGGATTTCCACCCCTGTCTTGACGGATTTGAAGTACAGCCACCGTTTGCCGTTTACTCTAATGAAATTCTCAGGTGTGAGCTGGCAGAAGTCAGAATAGCGCAATCCGGTATAACAGCAGAACAGGAAGGCATCGAGCACATGGCGCATGGACTTCTCTGCCACTTCGACCGTTTCCAGCTTCTTCAGCTCGTCCGGGGTAAGAAACTCATGTCTGCCTTTCTCCTGTTTGATTTTGTACTTTCTGAACGGATAAGCGTCCGCGTGCATATATCCCTGGTTGATTGCCTCATTGACCAAGGTACGGAGCTGTCTCATGTGCTTGGCTATCGTATTGACCGCATTGCCCTTTTCTCTCAAGTATTGCTCAAAATCACGAAGGAATGTATAGGTAAGATCCTTGAAGTCCAATCCGGAACGGAAATCATGCAGGACCGCCAGTGTCGAGTGCAGGTTGTCCTTGGTGGACTGCTTCTTGTCCGAATTGTCAATGGCTGATTTGGCAAAAGTGGAGAAGCTGACATTCACCGTACTTTTCTTCTTGACAGCATCCTTCAGTAGTGAGAGCGTGGCAGGTATTCCGCGCTTCCAATACCCCAACTCTATGCCTTGCAGATACAGGATGTATTCATAGAGCATTGCGTTGAGTTCGTTAGATTGGGGGTGGTTAATGACTTGTGCCCCCTCACGGCTCCAGCACTCCGGTTTGAGGTAAACATTGGTCTTCAGGTAGATTTTCCTTTGGTTCAAATAGGCTTCAACCTGTACAAGAGCCGTGCCCTGCCTGTTAAGTGTGTTCTGGCGGTTATATACAAGACGGTATCTGATTTTATCCATTTTTCCGCAAAGGTGCGAAAAGATTAATGGAAGAAAGGTATCAATGTGGAACATTTCCACATCATCCCACACTATATGAGGATTTTTTCCATTTCACATATAATTAGTAAAATATTAACCAACTGATAATCAGATTAGTTATTCTTTTGGCATAAAAATTGTCCTATCATTATCGTAAAACAATAACCATTAAAAATATAAGATTATGAAAAAATCTTTTGTTGCAGTAGCATTGGTAATGGGATTAGGAACAACAGTGGCATTTGCCGAAAATTTGACCTCAGGTGTTGAAACAGTCATGGCAGTAAATGACTTCACCCCTATTGAAGTGAAAGACCTTCCGGCAGCGGTAACGGAAGCAATCGCCAAAAATTTTGCGGAATCAACCGTCAAGGAAGCGGCGGTGGAAGCGGCAGAGGATGGCAGCAAGACCTATCAGGTTGTTCTGACAGACAAGGAGGGAGCTGAAAGTACGGTGTTCTTCAATGAGAAAGGTGAAATACTGAAATAATATATTTTGCGTCTTTCTTGATAAAGAACTGAATTTGCCCTCATAAGAAGAGAACAGTTCTTATCAAAAGATACAGGGTCTTTATAAATAATTTCATTCATAAAGATTGTCGTTTTTTACTAATATTGAACCGTTTTTACAGAAGCAACTGTCCGAGATGAACAGTTGCTCTTTTTAATTTTTATGTTGCCGTTCATAACTGCCAGTACATTGTGAAAATCTATTTTAGATTTTTCTCGGTTTGACTTAACCGATTGAGAAATAAACTTTTAGCGAATTATTTGAGAAATAGAAGTAACGATTTAGCAACTGTGCGAATTTCAGTGTTTTACGTTGCTATGCTGTCAAATAACTCTTTCATCTGCAAATATAATATGTTTTTCCAAAAACGAAAAACATCAAGCGTGTTTTTCTGAATGGGATGGTAATTATCCCTTGATTAATATGGGGTATCTATATTCCAAATGTCCACTGAATCATTTTTTTGATATTCATTAAAATCAGAGATGGCATCATTTATCATTAGTGTATTCTCTCTAAACATTGAACATTTTGAAACATCATTATCATTGCAATATTTTGGATTACCACATTTTTTATACAATTTGCAGAACTTGCTTCCACTCATATCTTCTGCTTGCCATTTACATAATTGGCAATCTTTCTTTAAATACCCATCAAGATACGCTTTAACTTTTCCAATTGTATATAAACCACCACTATTGATAAAATATGGTATGCAATCATCATATGGCATACTTATTTCATAGATTCCCTTTCTGTGGTGATTGTAATTCCTACAAGTAAACGTATCTCGTTCAACATAGCTTTTCAAAGTATGATGTAAGATATATTTTTGAAAAGGTTGCGCAAAGTCCTCTGCTAAAACTTCCTTACGTTTAAAGTTGTGCAACTTAACTTTTTCACATTCATTTAAATTTGTGGAATTTACAATATCCAAAATATCTTCTTCTGACTGAATACTAAGTTCAATAATACGAATGCCCGATTTTTTCTTTTCTTGACTGCATTCATGTGTTACAAATACTTCAATGAAAATAGGCAAATTAGGATTAGTCTTGTTTTCGCAATACAAATCGGCTATAAAGTCTCTACACCTATGTTCTTGGATGCATTTTGAATAATAAGTCTTTAAATCAAATTGCACTTTCTTTACCCTCTTACAGTTTATCTTGTCATAGAAAACACAATTATCATACTTGTCGCACTTTTCATAACTATCCATAGATAATATGATATGCTCTTTCTGATTAAACCAATTCATTATCATTATCTCAGCAATGGAATGTAGATATTTGTCGTAAGAACATTTGTCAGCCTTATGCGCAAAATGCCATTGGCGGATATTTCCACGTTTAGCTATCATCTCACTGTGACAATAAGGACAAAAATATCGTTCGTTTGAATAATATACATCCTTTATATCAACGATGCAATTATCGGTGTTAAGTGCAAAATGTTGATAAGTGTGTGAATGTTTCATTTTATAAGTACCGACTAATAAACTCCTTCTTTTTCCCTAATTATGCCAATGTTTTCATCTGTCGATTTTGATTTTGACACGACTATTTGGTCAAAATTCTTTTTCCCCACTTGTATTTGACCATTTGAAAACACATATAGAAAAACATTTTTCAAAGTCTTTTTATATATAGATTTTCCATTTTTATCAACGACTTTTACTTTGACTTTATATTTATCTGATATAAAATAGTCAGGAGTTATTGACTTGAAAGACATCGTAACATCTTCATAATATTTCCCTTCAATATCAAGAAATGCTACTTTACGTACAACTTCCATATCAGTTAAAGGCTTTGCTGTTTCTGGTTCACTTTGAGCAAAAGCCAAAGGACACGTAAACAACATAATTAACAGCAATACAGACATTTTTGCCTTGTCTAAAACATAAGTGTTAGTGATTTTAGTCATATCTATTATTTTTTTAATGATAAAAAGCGCAGACATTCGCCATACGCTTCACGGTTCACCACAAACCACAACTAAATATGGGAAGTCTGCGCCCATATTCGGGGCAGTCCCAATATTAGTTGTTGCTCTTTACTTGTAGTGGTGATTGTGAAGCTATCGAGCAATATGTCTTGGAACGAGTTATCTCAATCCAACTGCAAAAATACAAAAAAACGTGATAATCCATTCAATATAGGTAGATTATTCGGCTGTTTTCTTTGAACTATAGTTTTATACCCCTATTTTGCCTTGGCTTCGGTATTCCAATAGCTTCTCTAAACTCGCTCATCTTTTTTCTGAACCAACTCACGTGTGGAACTCCGTCAATATTGAAATCGAATTTTCCGTTTTCATTCTCCTTGATGGCGCAGATAGAACGCTTGGTTTCAAAACTTTGGTTGAACTCCGAAGAGTAGAGTTTACCTTTAATGGCAACATCCTTGAAAGTGCATAGTCTTCGGATAATACCGTCATCGAAACCCAAGCGGTCACGCAGGAAATTTATTGTCGGTATCAGCTTTTCCACGTATGGGAAATAGCATTTGACAAAATTCACGAACTCGGACAGCTTACCATTCTGTTGCTCATATGTGCTTTTCATTTCCTGCATCTGTTTGGCTTGTTGTCGTTCCCGTTGTCGGGCTTCTTCTTCAAGTTCAATGATGCGGTTTTGCAGGGCGGTGTTCTCCCTTTCCAATGTCTTGACCTTGTTGCTGCCGAAAAGAGAACCGACACTCTCGGCGATGTTGGCGGCTGCGACGGTTGCCGCCCCTTTCAGCTTCTCGGTCTGTATTTCTTTTTTCGCCCGTCTTAGTTCCTCCCGTGCCGTTTCTTTCTGCTGTTGCAAATCCACCACTTCCGCTTTGAGGTCGTCGGAGAGTTTCTGTATATCCCGATAATACTGCTGCGTGGACTTGTGGCGAGCCTTCGAGCCGTCTACAGGCAT